TTGCCGATGTGCTCGATCAACACCGCGATCACGAACGAACAGAACCCGCCCCAACCGAACCGCTCCGGGATGATCCCAAACGCGGCCAGCCCCGACAGGACCGCCGCCAACAGCAGGAACAGCAAAACCAACACGGTTGCCATACCGGGTGTTTACCCGCCGCGACCCCCGGGCATGCTACGATCCCCCGATGGGTGACAACGTGACACCGCCGCAGCGGCAGGTCCGGCACTTCTCGGTTGAGGAAAAGCTGCGCTGGCTCGAACCCAACCCGAACCTGCCGCCGCACCTGCACGTGATCGCCGGGCAGTTCCAGGGGTTGGCGTTGGATTTGCTCGAGCAGATCGAGGACAGCCCGCAGCTGACCCTCGCGTTGCAGCACCTGATCGACGCGAAAGACTGCGCCGTCCGCGCGAAGATCGCCGAACAGCCGCACGTGCTACCCTCGGATCCGGGGTCGCGATGACCCTTGGATAGGGAGAGTCGAGATGACCAAACCCGCCGAAGGTAAACGGCTAAGCGGCAACCCCGTCGGGATCCGGGTCAGCCCCAACAAGGACAGCCTCATCGCCCGCCGGATCAAGGCGGTCGAACTGCGTGTCCAAGGTTTGACCCTGAACGAGGTCTCCAAAGCCACCGGCGTCAACCCCCGCACCGTCCGGGTCGACATCGACACGGTCCTGCGCGAACGGGACGCCGCAACCATCCCACTACTGCGCGCGTTGGAAGAGGAACGGCTCGACCTGGCCGTCCGGACCGCCGCGAAGATCATCGAAGACCACCCCGGGACTGAACTGGCGTTGAAAGCCGTCGACCGGCTGATCCGCGCGTCGGCCCGCCGCGCCGGGCTGCTCGGGCTGGACGCCCCGGTCGAGCTGAACATCCGCAGCACCGAAGTCACCCAGGCAGACCTCGAGCTGGAGGAGCTGATCCGGGAGGCGCAGACCCGCAACGCGACCACCCTCGAGCAGCTGCTAGCGCAGGCAACCGGCGATGACCCAAACCCTGCCGCAGCTTGAGCTTGACGCCCCACCGCCGCCCTGGATCACCGACCCGTACCACCCTGAGGTCAGCGCCGAGAACTTCGACCTGTACGGGTATCTGGCCCAGTTCGACCCCCGGCTGTTCACCCACAGCCGAGGCAGGCGTGAGATCACCCGGTACGACCCGATCCTGTTCGCGATCGTCTACTTCCCCCACCACATCCGCACCGACGGGCGGATCTCGTTTGCCGACCCGCATTTCCAATGGGCCGGCGCCGCCCGACGGTGGATCGTCCCCGCCGGGCTGAAACAAGACCGGCACGCCTACGTCGCCCCCCGCGACACCGGTAAGTCGACCTGGTGGTTCCTGCTGCTGCCGATGTGGGCCGCCGCGCACGGGCACATCAAGTTCGCCGCTGCGTTCGCCCACTCCGGCACCCAATCCGAAACCCACCTGCACGCGTTCCGCTCGGAACTGGCCGAGAACCACCGGCTGCGGCAGGACTACCCTGACCTGTGCACCCCCGCGCGGAAGCCGAACGGGAAAACCACCGCCGATAATATCCAGATGCTGCGGACCCGGGGTGGGTTTGCGTTCGCCGCCCGTGGAGTGGACGCGGCGAACCTCGGGTTGAAGGAGAAGGACACCCGCCCCGATCTGATCCTGCTGGACGACGTCGAACCGGACGAGGCGAGTTACAGTCAGTACCAGATGGAGAAACGACGCGGGACTATCATCGAGGCGATCTTGCCGATGAACCTGCGCGCCCATGTCGTACTGGTCGGTACGGTCACCATGCCCGGCAGTATCGTCCACCAGCTGGTCGCAGTTGCCCGGGGTGACACCGAGGTCGAAGGCTGGGTCGGGGAGGAGAACTTCGCCCCGCACCACGCGCTGCCGATCTGCCTGCGTGATGACGGGACCGAGCGCAGCATCTGGCCCGCCAAGTGGCCCCTGTCGTTCCTGATCTCGATCCGCCGGACCCGATCCTACCTGAAGAACTTCGCCAACGACCCGATGGGCACCGAGGGCGGGTATTGGACGGTGGACGATTTCACCTACGGCGACCTGGGCAACCCGACCCGCTGGTTCCTGTCCCTGGACCCGACGATCACCACCAAAACCCGATCCGACCCGGCCGGGGTGGCGGTCGTGTCCTACGCCCCCGGGTATGTCATCCCGTCGGAGGAGCCGCGTCGGCTGCCGGTGAAGGTCCCGAGCCGGTGTCTGGTGGAGTTCGCGGCGGAGGTGAAGCTGGTCGGGGAGAACCTGCGGCGGTACCTGTTGAAGGTCCTGCAGCGGTTCCCGAGGGTCAAGGCGATCATCGTCGAGGGCAACCAGGGTGGGGAGAACTGGCACGCGATCTTGCACCACATGCCGGTCCGGGTGGTTGTGGTGTGGTCGGAGGAGCCGAAAGAGGTCCGGGCGGCGAACCTGCTGGAGCTGTACCAGCACAGCCCGCCGAGGGTCCTGCACCCCGGGCCTGGGGCGGTGGTTGCGTTGGAGCAGCAGATGGCGTCGTTCCCGCGTGGGAAGGACGATATGGTGGATGCGGTCGGGGCGATCTGCCTGCGTGTCCTGGGGAAGCCGGCGAAGAAGGGCCAGACGTTCTTCCCGGTCTGATACCCTCGACGGGTGGATTGGGACCCGGCGAAACACCCGCGCGACCCGGACGACGGGCTGGGGTTCACGCCTGATCCGCTCGAGTTCGGGACTGATGCTCACTACGGTCTGACCGCTGACCAGTTTGAGCAGTGGCTCGCTGAACACTGAGGAGCACAATCCCCTGGTATCCTGGTCGTAACCGACAGAGAGGGGGCCGGCGTTGACCAGAGCGCTCACCCCGGCCCACGCCGCCCAGCTGCAGGTCGGAACCATGACCACCGCCGCCTACGGCACCCCCGCCCTGGTCAACCCGGGCAGCCCGGTCGAGATCACGGTCACCCCCGACAGCGACGGCGACGGGCAGAGCATCGACGCTGGTGCGACCGGGCTGTTGATGCGCAGCCTCGCCGAACTGGACGCTGCCCGACCTGTGTACGCCCTAGCCGACGAGATGTACGACGGGACCGTCGAAGAACTGCACGTATCCGACGCGATTGCGAGGCTTCTGGCTCAATCTGGTGCGAACAACATCGAGGACCTGAACTACGCGAAAGTCCCAGTCGACACCATCGCCGAGAAGCTGCAGATCCGCGCGATCACAGTCTCTGCTGGCGACCTCGCCGAGGACAACAGCCACGACCCCGACCGGGAGATCGGCGAAGCCGACCGCGACATCGAAGACGACCCTGAGGTCGACGAGCAGAAAGAGATCAGCAGCCACGCGCAGGAACTGCTGGACGAGATCCGCAAACGCAACCAGCTCGACGCCGAAGAACCGGAGCTGATGAAAACCTGCTCCAAATACGGCGAAGGGTACCTGTTCGTCTGGCCGGTGGTGGCCGACCCGGAGGGCTACGAAGAAGCCTCGCCGCTCGAACCGGACCAACCCGCCCGGATTGTCGGGATCGACATGTTCGTCAACAGCCCGTACACCACCCGGGCGTTCTACGACGCGGAGAACCCGCTGCGGATGACCCACGTCCTGAAGTCGTGGGAGTGGTACGACGAGGCGAACGACGCCGACCGGCTCCGCGCCACCCTGTACTTCCCGGACCGGATCGAACGTTGGGTGGTCAAGCTGCAGGGCGATCCGGCCCGCCGCGAAGACTGGGAGCACTACGTCGAGGGCGACGAGCAGTGGCCGTTGGACAACCCGACTGGTGAGATCCCGTTCTTCCACCTGCGCAATGCCCGCCCCTACGGTGTGCCCGAACACCGGGCAGCGTACGGGCCGCAGCGGCTGATCAACAAGCTGGTCAACACCCACGCGGCGACGATCGACTTCCAGGGCTGGCCCCAGCGGTATTTCCTGATCGACCCTAAAGCCGACGACCCGATGATGAACCTGATCGGCCCGGACAACCCCGAGGATGATGGGGACGACCCGGAGGGCAGCGGGCGCAGCCCGTTCCGGGCCGACCCGGCAGCGGTGTGGAAGATGTTCGCCAGCGCGGTCGGGCAGTTCCAGGCCGCCGACCCGCAGGTGTTCATGGGGCCGCTGGACCGGTACATCAAGTCGATCTCCGAACTGTGCGGGATCCCGCTGGACCGGTTCGTCGGCTATTCGACCCCGCCGTCGGGGGAGTCGCGGAAGGCTGCGAACGAACCGTTGTACGAGAAGGCCGGGTCGCGGCAGGACTCGTACGGGCCGGTGATCGAGGATGCGTATGAGTTCGGGCTGCAGCTGCTGGGTGTGACCGATGTGACGGTCGATGTTAAGTGGAAGCCGCTGCAGGTCGCGGTCGGGCTCGAGGATTGGAACATCATCCAGGCGAAGATCGGCAACGGTGTCCCGGTTCGGCAGGCGTTGATCGAAGCCGGCTACCCGGAGGACGAGGTCGACATCTGGCTGGTGGATGAGACCGGCGCGGACCTGGTCCGGCGGGTGGCGTTGTTGAACTCGATCGGGACCGCGATCCAGGCGATGTCGGCCGGTGTCGCGGTCGGGATGGTCTCCCCGGAGCAGGCCGGCGACATCATCGCCCGGATCATCGGGGCGGTCGGGGAGAACCTGCCGAAGCTGGCGAAACCGGTCGCGTTGCACCCGCAGATGCAGCAGATGGCGGACCAGATGCAGAAGGACGCCCGGGGTCAGCAGATGGCTGAACATATCGCGTCGGCGCCTGCGCAGCCGCAGTTCGACCCGGAGGGTAAGCCTATCCCGCCGCCGCCTGACCGGCCGCTGCCGCCGATGCCGCCTCCGCCGCCGCCGGTCAAGGTCGGCCGATGACCTGGGGGCCGAGCGACGAGCAGAAACACCCCCGCGACCGGGCCGGGCGGTGGGCCGAGAAGCTGTCCGATCTGATTGGGCAACGCCGCTACCGTGGTATGCTCGCCGATCTGGCGGCGATGTCCGCAGACACCCCGGCGCACCGGCAGCAGGGGGTGGCGGCCCGTCGGGAGACGGCCGAGTGGTTGCGTGGCCGTCTGTCCGACCCGGAGTTCGGACACGCCACGATCCCGGTCGGTGTTGGTGTCCTGCTCGATCTGGCTGATGAGGTTGCGGACGGAGAGTGGGAGGTCGCCCCGGAGTGGGGGTCAGGTGAACCGGGCGGGGTGATCCGCCGGGTGTACTCCGGCGGGCCAGGCGCCGGGTCGTTGCGGATCGAGACCGACGGTGGGCATCTGGATTTTCCGATCCCCGAGCCGTGGTCACGCGGCGAAGAGGTCCGCATCCAACGCGCCTTCCGGGGGTGACCTGTGACGTGGGGTCCGGACGACGAGCGGGCGCACCCGCGCGATACTGAAGGCCGTTGGACTGACCGGCTCGACGCCCGGCTGCGTCGGCTGCCGGATTTCCCAGCCGACGGGTTGAAGATGCAAGCATCTGAGATGGCCTACCGCAAACGCTGGCTGGACGAACACGGCCGGTACAGCGGGTTGGAGATCTGGCACCCGAACCAGGGTACTTGGGCGGACGCAGCCGATGCCTTCCCGAAGGGCCGCTCCTACGGGCCGGCCGACGAGGACGACCCGCTGAAGGGTATCAAGCTGGACGACCCGTACGGGATCGGGATGCAGGTATCTTGGACCCCCTCCGCTCCGATCCACGTCCGCAGGAAACTCGACCCGACCCGCCGGGTGGACCAGACGCGGGAGAAACCCAACCCGAGGATGGAATACCTGCACGAGGAGACCGGCATATGGGTGCCCGGGGCCAGGCTCGACGTTGACCCCGACACGGGGATGTGGGACGCATTCGGCAGCCCGTTCGGCTCGGGGAAGGTCGCTGAACGTCCGCACTACCCGCCGACGAACTTCGACAAGCAGACCGTCGCGTATGGGTTCACGCAGGACGACTTCGCCCGCAGCGGGATGATCCGGACGATCCACCTGCAGGACGTGGCCGACCAGCCGTCGTACCTGCAGGGCGGGTACCAGATGCTCGGGGAGGACGGGCAGTGGCACACCCTGGAAGAGGTGTACCAGGCTTACCCGGAGCTTGAAGATTCGGATCTGTTCGAGCTGATCGCGGGGGATCTGCACTTCCCGGAGATCGAGGCGTCGTCGGAGTTGACGGTCCGGCGCACCCCAATGGACTACTGACAGGAGGAGACGATGGCAACCTACGGCAAGCCCCGGCAGGTGCCGGGCCGCAACAGCACCGGCCGCAGCCGCCAGACGGCCAGCGCGAAGCGTAAGGGTATGAAGGCGCTGCCGCCGCGCCGGACCGGCGGGTCGAAGATGACCCGCGACGGGTCGAACCCGATGGCCCACGGCGGGAACTGCTAAGGAGACGGCGATGCGCCGCTGGAACGAGAGGGACCACCCCCGCAACCTCGAGGACGGCAAGTTCCGGGACAAGATCGGCGGCGGCGGGTGGGCGCGGCGCATCTCCGACATGATCGGACGGCGCCGTCGAGGCGAAACCCAGCCGATATACAGCGGCCCCGACCTGGCCGAGGCTCGCCGTCGATACGGACTACCCGCTGATGCCTCCAATGAGGACCTCGGACAGGCGATCCGCCGGGCTGCCACCGAGCATTACGAGCGGGACCGGGAGGGTGTCTACCGCCCGCCGGGGGACCGGCTGGATGAAGAACTGGCCGACCTGACCCGCCGGCAGGAGTCCGAACAAAGGAACGCCTCGAAGAGACAGATCATCAGCACCTACGTCGACGATCTGTTCGAGTTGGCCGAGGACGTCCAGAACGGGGTCTTCGTACATCACAGCGAGATCGCCGACATGACCGGCGCCCGCGAGGCCATCGTCGAACCGGACGCTGGGTTGGAGGACCTGATCAACCGGATGGCCGACGTGGTGATGGACCGGCCGGACAACTGGACGGCACTGCAGCACGCGTCGGAGAACCTGCGCCGGTATCTGGTCCGCAGCGGGCTGACCAATCTTGGCCGGCTGCCGCAACGCCCGCCGGAGTCGACCTGGAGGAGAGACTAGGGCGTGACACGCACGGTGTCACTCTGGTAGAATGGGAGTATGGGATGCGAGTCACCGTCAAACCCCTCGGACGGGTCGGTAAGTACACCGCCCGAGGCCACCACGCCCACACCTCGATCGGGTACCTCAACAGCGGCGCCCCCCTCGCCCACGGCGGCAACTTCCGTGGCGGGACAGCCGCACCCCGCGCCCGCCGTGGCGGTGGCCGTCGACGCAGCAGCTACTGAGGAGTAAGGCCGTGGCCGATTGGGACCCGAGGAAACACCCCCGCGACCTGCGTGATGGGCAGTTCACCGAGTCGTGGGCCACGGCTATCTCCGACCAGATCGCTGGGGCGGTCGGCAGGGCCACGTCCAGCCCGAACCTGCCCCGGTTGACCGCTGACGGCGGACTGCCCGCCGACACCCCCGCCGACGGACGGGTCGACACCATCGACGACCTGCTCGACGCCACTGCCCATCTGGGGGATGGGACCGGGTTCGGCAGGTTCGACGGGGTGGAGTTCTTCATCGACTACTACGGTTGGATCGGCGGTGATGAAGCCCAGGCACTGCCGCATAGCTCGGCGATCCAGATCGGCGGCGGTGAAGACGCCCAGATCATCGGGATGGCCGCCGGTGAAGACGTGACCATGGAAGGCAAGGCCCGTTGGCGCCACATGGACCTGCGCGAAGCCGATATGTCCCAACCGCCCGACCCGGCCTGGGAGTATCTGATCGACAGTCCCGACGCCGGGGAGAGCATCTGGTGGGACGGCGGCGACTTCGACGTGGTTGACGGGCGGTGGGTGCTCGAGGGTGAGCCGGTGGACGACTATCTGGAGGGTCAGCCGTTGATGGGCCGCCCCGCGATCTACCCGCCCCACATGGAGGGCTTGTTCACGCATCCACAGAAGACCACCGTCGGCGCCCGGCTGTTGGACGACCTGCCCGCCTGGACCGGCGGCGGATACCAGATCTACAACCCCGACACCGGGACCTGGCACACCATCGAAGAGATCTACCAGGACAACCCGGATGAAGAAGAGATCGAACTGATCGCCGACGGGTACCACCTACCGCACCTGGACACCTCGGATGAGATCATCGTCCGCCCGATACCTGTAGGGGACTAGCGATGGCCCGCGAATGGCACGAGAAGGACCACCCCCGCAACCCCGACGACGGCCAGTTCGTCGACAAGGCCAGCGCCGGGCGGTGGGCCAGTCGGATCTCCGACGCGATCGGGCAGATGCGGGGCGAACCCGGTCGCAGCCGCGAGCAGCGCCGGATGGCCGACCCCAACGCGTTCATGCCCGGCCGTGGCGGGACGATCCGACACCCCGACGAGACCCCCGGGTCTGATCCGGACCCGGGCGACATCAGGTTCGCGCTGCAAAGCCAGGTCCCGTACATCCGCCAAACCGACTTGGACGCGCTGTCGGACGAGATGATCATGGAGGCGATCGACCAGGCCAAGGAGGACGCGGCGACCAACCCGCCCGAGGGGATCTCGTTCGACGAGTTCGTCGTGGATCAGCTGACCCAGCTGTTGCGTCACGCCCACCCCAGCGAGTTGTGGCCTCACCTGTCCGAGGAGGGTTGATGGCGTACAAGGCGAACAAGACCTTCCGACGCCAGATCGGCCAAGGCGTACGTGCGTTGGGCCGCGCCATCGCCGCCGGAATCCGCCTGACCCGGCAGAAGAGGCTCCAACGGATCCGCACCGGCGAACTGCAGGGATCGGTCCCGCGCCGGCACAGCCGCGCCCGAGGCCGCGTCACCGCTACCCGCCACGGAATCCGCACCGCCCGCCGCAGACACCGCTAGGAGCCGAGAATGGCGCGACGCCGGTATGGGATGCACCCCGGGGATGACGATCAACCCCGCTGGCCTGAAGGCACCCCGGTCCGCCCGGATGGGCACGGGCCGGGTGGTGGGCGGTTCCGTGGCACCGGCGATGTCGGCGGGGCTGATGTTGGCGACCTCGTGTCTGGGCTGCAGGGGGCGTCTAGCCGGCCGTGGTACGAGACTGCAGCGGGGCAGATCGCGCAGCAGCGCGGCGGTGGGCACCCGAGGGTCGGGTACAACCTGGCTGTGATCAACGCCGCCCAGGCGCAGTACAACGAGAACCGGGGCGACGGGTTCCACGACGAACAGCTGCCGCAGCTGATCGGGCAGTACAACGTTGCGGAGGCGCAGGGCAACCCGGCTGGGCAGGATGTCGCGGTCGACCAGCTGCGGGAGTGGATCGATTCGCATTACCCGGAGCAGTGGGCGGGTGCGTTGCCGGCGCGGGTGGAGGCTAGGGAGGCACCGAGGTCGGCGGATCAGGACCAGCGTAACCAGCGGATCCTGGACCAGGCCCAGGCGTTCCAGTCGAATATCGAGGTGAACACCGGCGACCCGGATGATGCCTTGGCGATCCGGATCGAAGCACTCCAGCGGCACATCGGGCGGACTGGGCACCGGGTGGAGGCGGATCGGGAGGCTGCGGCGCTGCGGCAGTACATGGACAGTGAGATGGACCGGGAGGCGGCGCAGAACCCGGTGCTGCGCCGGGCCGGACAGCAGCCGCCGGTGGATCATGACCGGAATCTGCGGTTGGTCAATGCGATGGAAACCCCCGAGGGGGGCGAGGTCACCGCCGCTGAACTGCTCGAACTGGTCGACAACGGGCACCGCCTGGAGCTTCTGGGCCGCAACGGGTGGGATCGGGTGGAGACGGTCGACGTCTCCCAGGAGGGTGATCATTTCATCTACCTGGAGAACGATCGGGAGCCGATCTCGATGTCGCCGGATAGCCGGGTGGCAATCCGGTTCCCGCAGCCGAGCAACGTCGACGACGAGTGGCTGCAGCAGCACGCCAACCGGCGGGGCCGGGGTGGTGGTGGCCCGCATCCGCTCGGCTGGGACACCGGCGACGAACCAGCCGGTCTCAGTCTTGGTGGGAATCCTCTCACCGACCGTGACGCGTGGAACCGGCTCGTCGTACACCTGGCCCGCCAACACAACGACAACCGCGAACGCGACGGGCTGGGCCGCGACGAGATCATGGACCAGATGGTCGCCGACATCGAACACCCCGATGTCACCGACGTGCAGGGGGTGGCGGACAGCAACTCGGAGGTCCTGCGGCAGCGGCTGGAGCGGATGTACCGGGCATCGATCATCGACCCGCCGCCGCGCGGCAGCGGCAGCCTGCCGCCGGGTGGGCAGCAGGTCGTCAACGCTGCCGAGGCGGTCAACGTCGGCCGGGTCCGTCAGGGACAGCAGCCGGATGCGCACCTGCAGGACATGGTGCGGGTGGTGCGGGGCGAACTCCCGGGTGACCCGCATGGCATGGTGGCGGCGATGCGGCAACGGCTGCAGCAGATCCACGGCGTGACCGTTCCTGGCGGCGACGAGTTGGATGTTTTGAACGACCGCGACCTGCGCGATCTCGCCATCGAATACGGTATGGGCACCCCGCCGACGTCGCTGACCGCCGAGAACCGTGCCACGATGATCGAGCACATCCGCCGGCAACAGCAGATAGAAGCCACGCGGGGTGCAGCGGCGCACGGCGCCGTCCACCACAACGCCAACTGGGCCGACACCCAGATCAGCCACCAACGCCCCGGGTTCTACCGGGTTGCGGTCGACGACTACCAGATGCCTCTGCAGATCCGCGACGCGCAAGGTCAGTGGCGTAACGTCATCTCGATCGGCTACCCCACCGACGGGACGTACGAGATCATCACCGACGGATCAACCGGCCACACGTTCGTCCCCGAACACCACACCGTCACAGTCCGGATCGGGTCGGACCGCAGCGGGACCTTGAACGGGAACCGGCGGCGGTTCAACCAGCAAGTCGCGGTGATCGCCGACACCATGCTCGACCAGGTCCGCCCGGAGGACCGGGATGAAGAGGGGTACGCCCGGCTGCGCGCCGCACTCGACAGCTACAACGACACCACCTCCAACCCGAACGACCAGGAGTCGATCGACTCGGCGGTCGACGACCTGGTGAACGAACTAGCCGACTGGGATATCTACTTCGACGTCCCGCCGTACCAGGACTACGACAGCGGCGGCAGCAGCTACCTGCCCCCGAGCCGGTACAACGGCGGGATCTACACCGGGGACGACGAAGAAGACAACTACTACGACCAGCCGTCGATCCCCGAGATCTACGGCAACACGCTCGCCGACGCGATGGGCCAATGGCCGCAGGACAACGACGGCGACCTGCCGTCCGGGTACGAGGACCGGGCGTCGGAGATCTGGGACTGGCACGACCCGGTCACCGGGTACCGCGCCGAGGTGATCAGTGTCAGCGCCGACGGCGACGGGCTGTCTGTCGAAGGCCGGGTGTACGACGGGAACAACGAGATCGGGAAGTTCACCCGGACCATCAACTCCAGCAGACCGCACCGGATCTTCCACGCCTACTTCAAGATGTACGACAACCAGGGCGGTGGGTTCGCCACCCGTTGGCTGGACCAGGTCAAACAACAATACCGTGATCAAGGGTTCACCGAGATCGGGGTCGGCGCGAACCTGGACGTCGGCGGGTATGCCTGGGCGAAGATGGGGTTCGACTTCGCTGATCGGAGCGGCGCCATGCTGACGCTCATGTCGATGTCGAGCCAGATCACCGGCGCCCACCAGGCAGGCCGGATCGACGACCGGACGCTGCATGAGGCGCAGGAGCTGCAACGAAGGTTCGACGCCGGGGAGCACATCACCCCGTTGGAGATCGCGATGGTCGGCTGGCGGTCCCGGGCCGAGTTCATCGACCTCGAGCCGGCACCGTTGGATCCGAACGGCGACCCGATCGAGATGTGGTGGGGTAAACGGTTCCTGCTGGGCAGGAGTTGGGCAGGAGTGATGCAGCTGTGAACAGACAGGAATACCTGCGCAGGGCGGCGGAGATCCACACCGCGTGGTCCGCCCGGTATGCGGACCGGATCGAACCGGCGACGGGTGCGTCCAGCCCGCACGAGCCGGGCGGCGAGTCGGATTTCGCGGAGCATCACCACGATGTGTCGGCGCCGCCGCATTTCGCGGATCTGTTGGACGAGCAGCTGCAGGCGTTGACGCAGGAGTACCAGGCCAGCCCCGACCGGGGGTGAGACAATGGGCGGGAACAGCCGCCCACCCACCCGACGTTGAACCACCGGAGGTGTAACACAATGCGCAAGGTGAGGATCCAGACCATCCCCGAACCCGGCAGCCACGAGAAGCCACAAGAACTCGGGCAGCTGGTCGAGAACAACGGGCAGATCATCGGCACCACCCCCGCCGCCGAGGAGATCCTCGGCCCCGACCCCGGACAACGCCAAGCCAAGTTCGACCGGTACCACCGTGGCTGGGCCAACGGATACGTCGAAACCCTGGCAGCGTAGCTGTGCCGGCGCCCCGCGACCAGCCGCGTTGGCCCCGGGGATCACCCGACGACCCGGAAGGAAGAGGCCAAGGCGGACGGTGGCGCGAACGCAACGCCGCCACCATGTGGTCCGACCAGCTGTACACCCGGATCGGCGGAATCCCACCCTGGGCCGACCGTTCGTACATCGCCCGGTTGGCGTTGCTGCGTCCGAAACGCGAAGGCCGGATATCTGGCGGGTCGGTCGCGCAGACCCAGCAGCTGGACTACGAAGGCGGCGGGGTCGCCATCCGCAAAACCTTCTCCGACGACGACGAAGGGAAGCGGGCAGCATCGGCCGAATACCTGTCGTCGTTGGTGTCCGACGTCGTGGGGGCGATGGCGCCAGCAGTGGTGAAAGACCCGACCGACCCGGAACATGCGGTGATCATGGGCCGGGTCAACGGCGACCTCGGGACGATGCACACCGGGTCGAAGGACGCCACCGAATGGGGCGAGGCCCGGTATTGGTACGCCGAGTCCGACGCCGGCCGCAGGATCGGACTGCTGGACGTGTTGGTGGCGAACCGCGACCGGCATTCGATGAACTGGATCGTGTCGAACGAACTGGACGCCTCCCCCGCGTGGCGGCCGGACCAGGGCACGATACGCCGGCCGATCCCGATCGACCATTCCGAGACGTTCCAGGACACGGTGATCGCCGGGGCCGGGTTGAAGATCGTCAGCCCGGAAGGGCAGTACACCGCCCCGATGGAGCTTCTGGCGTACCGTGGGTTCACCGGGGCGTGGCTGCAACGTGCGGGGGAGTTGGCCGACCAGTCGGGGGTGGCGATCGACGCCTGGTCGTTGGGCGGGACCCTGGCGTACCAGGAGAAGAACCCGCTGCACCCGGACGATGTTCCGGTCCTGCGGGCCCGTCTGGAGGCGCTGCGGCCACGGTTTGCCGACGAGGATATGCTCGAGCAGTACACGTTGATGATGCGCCGGTTCGAGCATTTGGCGCGGCGGGCTGCCGGGACCGAACGGATGTTCCCGTGAGCGGCTGGGACGAGGCTGAGCACCCCCGCGACGAGGCCGGGCGGTTCACCGAAGCCTGGGCCGCATCCCTCGCCGCGACCCTCCCGCAGCGGTTCATGACCCACGCCCAGCTGGCCGGCTACGCCGACCGGACCGACTACACCCGGACCTACTTCTATGGCGGCGGGTCGTCGATCACCGCCGTCCGGACCTACAGCGACGGTCGGGAACTGCTCGAGAAGTACCACATCGACACCGACGACCAGGCCGATACTGAGGTTGCGGTCAGCTACATCGGCGGGGTGGTCCGGGCCCCGGTCCCGCCGGTGGTGCTGCTGCCTGAGACGGACGAAGACGGAAACCTCGGGACCCTGTCCGAGTACATCCACGGCAAAACCGCCGCCCAGGTCCTGCCCGATTACACGGCTATCGGGATCCCGGAGTACGAGCGGCGAGCCGGCGAACTGGCTGCGCAGTACCAGGACGACCGGCTCGGATTGTTGGATCTGCTGATCGGCAACACCGACCGGCACGCCGGCAACTGGATCATCGCCCCCACCGACCCGCACCACCGGGTCCAGACCGGGCCCAGCCGGGTGGTCGGGATCGACCATGCGAACGCTGAGTTCCAAGGCCACACCACCAGCCCGTTCGCCGACTACCTGTACGACACGGCGGCGTTCAAGCTCAGGACCGAAACCCACAGCTGGCCAACGGCGGAGTTGGTTCGAATCCAACACGGGATCGACGACCTGCACGGCGCCGGGTTCCTGCACGACTTCCAACACCGCAGTATGTCCGCCGTGCTGCGCGATCTGCGCAGGCTAGCCCCGGACGCCCCCGGGAGGGTCCAGTGACCGGCCAGCCGCGTTGGCCCGGCGGTACCCCAGTCGCCCCCGACGGGAAAGGCCCGGGCGGCGGTCGGTTCCGCGACAGCGTCCCCGAAGGGTGGGCGTTGCAGACCGCGTTGGTGCTCGGGCAGAAACAACCCTGGAAGCGGATCTCACGCGGCGAGCTGAGCCTGGCCGTGCGGCGCGGTACCGACGCCGCCGCCGCTGACAAGCTGCACGGCGGGGAGATGGCCCAAACCCAGATCTTCACCCACCCCGACGGGCAGGCGGTCGTCAAGAAAACCTACGGCCGGTTCGACCACGACTCGATCGACTCGGAGTACCTGGCCGGGTTGGTGTCGGAGGCGATCGGCGCACCCACCCCGGCGGTGATCCGCGACCCCGACGGCGACCCAGCTGTCGTGTGGATGCAGTACGTGCCGGGTTCGCTGGCTGCCTCGCAGCTGCCCCGCCGGTTGACCCCCGACCCGTACGCCTCCGACGACGCCGCGCTGCTCGGGCTGCTCGACATCCTGACGTTGAACTGGGACCGCAACGCCGGCAACTGGAAGTACGCCCCCGGCAATCGGATCGTCGGGATCGACCACGGCGAGGCGCTCAAAATCTCAGCCCCGGACAACCCGGACGGATCACCCGGCATCCCCAGGCAGATGCGCGACTCCGGGTTCACGAAGCTATACGCCGACCGGGGTGTGATGGGTTGGTCCTGGAAGGACAACGACCTGCACCCCGACGATTTGGAGACGTTGCGACCTCGGCTGCAGGCGCTGCGGGCCCAGTTCTTCCAGGGCCACCGGGGCAGCTACCACGACGCGATGATGAGCCGGCTGGATGAGGTTCAACGCCGCGCCCGAGGGACCCGCCGGAGAATCCAATGACCCTGCCGGTGGGACCGACCGACGAACAGCTGAATGTCGAACTGCGCGCCGCTGCTGTGCTGACCAACGAGCTACGTCAACAGCTGGAGGTCGCAACCCGCCAGATCGCCGCGTTGTACATCGGGCTCGCGGGCAGTTTGAGCCAGCCGCTGCCGCCGCCGGTTCGCCGCCGGTTTGCCGACGCCGCCGGGCGGATCATCGCCCAGGTGGCGGTTGACATCCGGGTCCCGTTGTGGGAGATGGTGTTGCAGGCGCTGGACCTGGGGCAGCAGTCGGCGACCCCGTTCGTACAGCAGGTCCCGGCCCGGCTGCGCAGCTACAGCCAATACACCTACGACCAGCTGATGGCCGGGTTGGAGCAGCTGGAACGCCCCCCGGCGACGGTGCACCAGTGGGTGGTTGCGTTGGCAGCAGCTGCCCAGGCAAGAATCGACGCGCAGTTGTTGTCCGCGCAGACAGCCGGTCAGGTTGGTGCGCCCCCGGCGGATTTCGCCGAGGTGCTGGCGCGGATCATCGCCCCCGCCGAGCAGGCGTTGACCGGGCTCGAACGAGACACCCGGTGGGCGACCAACGCCGGGTTCAACATGGGGGTCCGGGAGGTTGCGGACCTGGCCGGGGTGTCGCGGATGTGGATCGCCGAACGCGACGCCTGCCTGCACTGCCTGGCGTTGTCCGGTGAGATCGCCGGGCCGGGCCAGCCGTACAACCCGAACCTGACGTTCTACATCGGGCCGAACGGGCAGTTCAAACCGCTCCCGGTCTACCCGATCGGCCCGCTGTGGGGCCCGCCCCGGCACCCGAACTGCCGGTGTTTCCAACGGCCCGCACCTGTCCTGGCCGGGTATCCGGTCCAGCCGTGGGAGTCGGGGCCGTACACCCCGTCGCAGGCGTTGAAACGCGAAGCCCGCCGGTCGGTCCTGCGCGGGGTCAGCGGGTCGGATTCGCTGCCGGCCCGGCTGCGCGCCACGGATGCTTTACTGGCCGTGGGTGCTGGGTTGCCGGTCTCGGTGGAGCGGCGAGCCCGCGCCGCTGTTCGGGCTGGGAGGTTCCGTGGCTGAGTTCGACGAACGGGAACACCCCCGGGCGGAGAATGGCCGTTGGATTGCGAAGATCCTCGGCCGGATGCCTGCCCGGCTGGTCGAGGCCGACGTGTTCTACCACGGGACGGTCGGGGATCCTGATGTCGACGAGTTGGACGAGATCCAACCGGCGGACGTACACGGTCGGGGCGTCTCCCACCCGGCTATGACCGACACTGGCTACGCCTATGCTGCCTCGAGCGAACGCAGTGCCTGGTACTACGCCGAGCTTGCCTGGAACAACCGGGTTGGCAGCGACCGTGAGGTTCCGCGTGTGTTCCGGGTGCGGGCGACTGGTCCGGTTGAAGAGGATCCGTTCTATGACGAGCAGGGCCGGTCCCGTAGCGTCAACGATGGGGATGTCCGGTCCCGGCACCCGTTCGAGATCTTGGATGAACTGCCAACCCCGGACCAGTTCATAACGGATCCCGATGATGATTGGGACCCCGAAGGGAGGTGATTGGGATGGCGAAGAAGGGCCGGTTGGGCAACTTCGGCGGGAAGAAGGCCCCGCCGTTCACGAAGAAGAGCGGCAAGGGCGGCAAGAAGAAGTGACGCAGCAGCGTTGGCCCCGGGGCACTCCGGTTGCCCCGGGCGGCCACGGCCCGGGTGGCGGGCGTTACCGGGGTGTGTCCAGTTCGGCGTTCGATGATGATGACCACGACGTGTGGGTCAGTACGGTGTCGGACCGGATGGAGACGTTGAAGCGGACCCCGCCGTGGATCTCCGGGCGGGCCGAGTGGAAGCAGCAGTTCCGCGACCAGTGGGTGGAGAGAGCAGCTGCGACCCTGGGCGAACTCGGCTATCAGGCGGTGGACGCGCCGAACGGTGGGCTGTTGCCTCATCCTCGGATCGGGGCGTACCACTACCGGTTCTCCCCCGAGACCCTCGGCGAGATCTATGACCAACACGCCTACCGGTACTACCCACACGACTACATGATCGACGCCATCGGGATCATGGAACCTGAACACCCAGCCGGGCTGGCCGAGCTGCGTAACGCTCGAGGCGACTGGCGGGTCTCGATGCAAGCCTACGGCGAGAGCCCGGACACGAAGGAGATCCTCGGGCACGCCCTGGCTGCGCATCCCGACTACGCCACCTCCGGCGATTTCTCCATCCGGACACCGTCCGGCGACTGGGCGATGTTGGAGGAGATGCACGTCGACCCGGAAGACCCGGACACGCTCGAGTTGCACGCTGGGGACCAGGTGTGGCAGATCGACACCAGCGACGATGTCCTGATCCGGCGCAGCTGGGAGCCGAAGTACCGCAGCCCTGAACTCGGGAAGAGGTAGCCGTGGCCCGCAGGTTTGTCGAACGCGACCACCCCCGGTGGCCGGCTGAGGCGCCGGACAGTAAGGGCGGGGAGTTCCGCGATAAAACCCCCGACATCGGCGGCGGCGGGGATTGGGCGGATCGGCTGTCCGGGCGGATCGGGGTACAACCAGCTGGGCGGCACGGGTCGGTTGCGACCGGGCTGCGTCAGACCTGTCCGGTGTGTTACCGGCAGGTGAAGGTGGTCGGGTCGGGGAAGCTGTCGACCCACAACGGGCACGACGGGAAACGCTGCCCCGGGTCGGGGATGCCGGCGACGGTCAAACCACCGGCGGACATCCAGCGAGCCCCGAGCCGGGCGACCGGGGTGAAGCCGCCGCCCGCGAAGAAGGCCACCCGCCGGGCAGCTGGCACGTTGCGGCCCCTGCCGCCGCCGAGGGTCACCCCCGGGGCGTGGGACGCGCCGGTCACCGGCGCGGCAGAGACCAGGATGGCCGACTGGCGGTCCCGTACGATGCACCGGCAGGCCGACGGGTCGATGTACCACCCGAACACTGCCGCGACCCGCGCGGCGGAGATCCAACGGCTGCACCACGACATCCAGGCCGAGGAGAAGAACCTGGAGGGCCGGCGCAACACAGCGATGTGGGCCGCCGCCCGGACTGCCCTGGGGTTGCGACATTGGGAGTACTTGCCGCCCGGTGCGGAGAAGGGCCACGAGTCGGCCGGCGACAGCGACCCATTTGTGCAAGCAGCGGAGGCCAAGCTGCGCGCCCTGCGCAACCAGCTGGACTATGCCGAGTCGGCGATCAAACACGACCGGCCTTTCGACCCGACCAACCCGCTCGCGTACTACGGGTCGATGCTGCACATCGAATCGAACGACTGGTTCGCCTACGGTGTCCTGGACCAACTCGAGCAACGTGTCCCGCCCGCGTTCCACAAAGCGGTAGCAGAATGGTTGGCGTACCAGAGCCGGCACAACAACAGCGCCGGGATCTGGGTCGGATCCACCCAGACCATCCGCGATCTGGACAACCTGAAGCGGCAGATCACCAAACCGCCGCGTGGCTGGGGCAAGAAAGCCACTATGGCCACCTGGGACGATGTGGACGGGGTGGTGTCCGGCAGCGCCGTCTACGCGGTGGTCCACACTGAGAACAGCGAATCGCATCTGCGCAGCCGGCGCGGGTACCGCAGGATGGCGGGCCAGCCGGACGAGCTTGCCGTCGGCGACGCTGGGCTGCACGAGTTCGGCCACGTCCTGGACGCCGCGATGGGGTTCTTCAACACCAACCGGGCCTACCGGTGGGACGACGCATCGGCGCAACGCAAATGGCGCCTAATCCACGGGAAGGTCAAACGCGACTCGCGGACCCTGTCGCCGTACTACCGACAGAAAGGCGACGCCGGCCCGGAAGAGTTCTGGGCGGATGCGTTCTTCACCTGGGCGTCAGCCGACCCGGAACTCGACCCGATCGACAAGGATGTCGAATATCCACGGCGGCGGACGATCACCCGGCAGGACCGGTTGCTGGCCGAGACCTACGGGACCAGCTTGGCGTTGGCGCAGGAGATCTCGGATTACTTCGACGGGCTACACCGGGATCTGGTCAGCGGGCGGCGGCTGCCCAGGATCGAACAGAGGAGGCCGTGATGTCGGTTGGTGAACCGTGGCAGGACAAGAACGGCCAGTGGATGGTCCCGACCCGGGTTGAAGGCGGCGACGGGGACGATGCGCGGGTGGTGGGGATGGGTTGGGCTCCGTTGACCCCGGACCATCCGCTGTACGAGCAGTGGCTGCAGTACATCCGGGCTGGTTGGGCACGCGAGGTCGACGCCCGGATCAGCTAGAATGGCAGGATCCCCCGGGATGGGGGGGCTGGCGTGATGCCGGCACCATGCGAACAGGGAGCGGTCGGGATGACCAGACGAGACGGTGTGATCGTGGCCGGGCCGGACGACGACGACCTGGACCCCAACGGGCCGGACGATGACGACGAGCTCGACGAGGACGAACTGGAGACACCGCCGGCCCAGCAGCAGGGGCCGACCCGTGAGGAGCTTCTGGCGGAGGTCCAGCGGCTGCGCCGGGGCAACACCCGCAACAACCGGGAGCTGCAGAAAACCCGCCAGGTCACGGCGTGGATGAAGAAAAACGGCATCACCGACCTCGAGCAGTGGCTGGCCGACCAGCAAACCCCGTCCGGCAGCCCCGGCGAGGTATCTGGGAGCCCCACGGAGACACCGGGAACGCCGCCCGGGCATGTCGATAACCCCCCAGCCCCTCCAGCGCCCCCGGCGCCGCCCGCGCCGTCTGAAGCGGAAGTCGAACGGCGGGTCCGGCTCGAGTTGGAGCGGCGGCAGGCGCAGGACGAAGAGCGGGTCGACAAGCTCACCAACTCGCTGCGTGCGAGCGCCATCCAGGCAGCGCTGTCCAGCGCCCGGTTCAGCGGGACCGTCGCGACGGCGTTGAAGGTCATCGACCAGTCGAAGATCGAGGTCGACGCCGACGGGAACGTCACCGGGGTTGACGACGCGGTGGCCGAACTGCGGGCGGAGATCCCCGAATGGTTCCGCCGCCCCACCCAGACCGCACCCAACCCGACCCGCAACGGCGGCGGGGTCGACGGCGGGGAGAAACGCCCACCAGCTGCGAAGCCGCGACGTTGGGAAGACCAGATCGTTGACCGGTGGCGAGGCGGCCGGTAAGATCGGACCTGGGTTC